GCTTTTTTATTTGTGTTCGGGGGGAGAAAAAACTGGGCGCGGGGTCTTTTGGCCGGCCGCGTGTTTAAAAAACAGGCTCACCACTTCGGGCGCGAAGCGATCTGCACCGGCTCGGAGCGAAGGCCAAGGGCAACGAGTCTCGCACGCCGTTCGGCACGTCTCGTGTCCACCAACGCCTGCGATAAGTGCAGCGCGTACCATTGCCTGACACGACGGCGGGTCGCGTCGTCCCGCGCGCGCTCCCACTCCACGCTGAAGCCGGGGTCTATCACATGCAGGTCATAGTCCAAGGCTATCCACTCGTCCAACAGTCTGGGGTGGCGGTTGCTGCTGATGGTGGTGCGGGTCAGCCACACGTCGATAGGCTCGGCCGACGTGGCGAACTGCCGGTACGCGCCCGACCATGCCATGGCCACCGCGCGCCTGCACGCAAGACTGGGATTGGTCAGGCCCATGGCCGTGGCCAACGTGCTGAACGACACCACCGGGTCACCCGCCGACTTATGCGCGTCTATCCATTCCACGGCCTCACGGTCACACGAACCGGGCGGTACTATCACCATGTGCAACCGCGCCCCATAGCCGTACAAGACGCGGTCTTGCCTTGATGCGTTGCAGTGCTTGCACGCGCGGCGTATGTTCGCCACGGTATCCATACCACCATGCGAGTAAGGCACGATATGGTCGTCCTCGGCACCGACCTTGGTACAGCCCGGCAATCCCAGCCAACAGTCGTTGCCCCATGTGTCGATGACCTTCGCCCGCACCAACGGGTCTATGGTCTGCCTGCGCCCCATCTCACTTCGCCTTCTGCCCACGCACCCACATGTCAAGGTCGGCTAGCTCGTACAAGCACGGACTGTTGATCGCGTCGCCCGACTTGAACCACGTCGGCCCGGTGCCGTCGCCCCTCATCCGTTCCATCTGCCTTTGCGAGACGCCGAGATAGCGCGCCGCCTGTGCCGTGGTCAACTTCGCGCGTGGATTCACTTCATACCTACCCATGCCTTGAGCGAGTTAATCAGGTCTTCTCGGCCGAACACTTGCACGCCCGCGCGCTTGGACGGTCTGAGTACGATACCGTCCTTGATTAGCTGCTGCATAACGTGGTCGCCGGTCGGGTCGGCGGTCGGTGCGATCTGGTTCAGGTGGAGCAACTGGATAACGAGGGAACGGCTCACGGTGTCGCTGCTCACGGTGTCGTGTTCCAGTCGGGCGACGTTCCAGCGGATAGCGTCCTTGATGGCCTTGGTACGCTGAGCCTTGGTCGCCGGGGTCTGTCGTCGCGCCCTTGTCTTGGTCGGTTTGTAGCTGACTGCATAACCCATTTCGTTACCTCGTTTCGTTCGTCTCGTTGATGTCTGCTAGGTGGTCAGGTTGGTTTTTCATGTCTCTTAAAGTGGTGGGCGGTTAGAGCGGGGAACCTAAGCGCGTGATAAAGGAAAGCGGCGAAGCCGCAAGGCTTCGCCGTTCCGCTATCCGCAAGGTTCGCCACGCGATCGCAAAAGCTCTTAAAGCGGAGCCACGGCCGTCGCATAGGTCAGCGGCCCGAAGACCGCGCGCAAGGTCACGACAAGAGGCCCGCCACGTATGACGGTGCTGCACCCTGTTGCGCCCTGACAATGCGCCCCAAGTCGTTCAGTAATCCCGCATGGCGTCCCCGCCGCCGTCTTAACCACCGCACCCATGCGGCGTGTTTGTAACGCGCTGGGCAAGGCGCGCTAGGGTCCTTTTTCGCGTGCTACGGCTTACCTAGGGTCGTTCACCGATTGCGGCACATTCAGTTATCGGGGTCGCCTACTGTCTTCGGCGCGCCACGTCGTCGTTTGCCAAGGCGTCGTTGATTGACGCCCTGAGCTGTTCGAGCTGAGGCCGTGTGAACACTTGCCTTGTGCAAATGTCGCCACTGTCGGACCGAAGCTCGAAAATTCCGGGATATTCCGGGTTGTTAGCCACCCAAGCTCGGGAACTCATAACTGCACCTTCATTGTGATAGGCCCCTTACCGCCGATGCCGGCGATACCCATAGCCGCCTTGGCTAGATATGAGGCAAGGAACATGAACAGAAACGCCAACAGGGCGAAAGGCGCGGCCAACACGCTTCTAACGATCTTCATTGTCACCGCCCTTCCACCGAAGCGACTTCTCATAGTGCATGATCGGCCTTGCGGTAAGCGCCCACGAACGTCCAGCCGTCACGCGGCATGAACAGGTCGAAGGCGTCGGGCCCACGCCTCACGCCGTACTCGCCCTTCTGAAGCACCGGGCGGCAATCCTCGGTGATAGCGATAACCACGGCCGTGACAATCGAATGGCCGTCGTTGTACGTCACCAAGTCGCCCGCGATCAGGTCGGCCGCGCGCGTCACCGGCGTGTAATTCACCGGCACCGGCTTATATTCCATAGCCGTCGTCTGTCGTCTACCGAACATTTTGCGGTTCCTCGATTCTGCCGGTTAGGTAGTCCACCGACGTATCTAGTTGGTCGGCAATGCGTACAAGGTCTTTCAGGTTGAACGGCCGAAGGCCGTGCATTTTGTTTGAAAGAGTCTGTTCCGCTATGCCGATTGCTTCGGCTAGTTCGCGCTGTTTCACCTTGCGGCGGCGCAAGAGGCGTCTAATCCGTTCTGGACTAACGCCGGGGTCTGTCTCTAAACTCATACATTAAATTATAGCTAAACGTGTCCGTTTGAGCAAGCTGGATAGAAATACCGGCGTGTTGCCAAGTTAAACGAAAGTGCTTAGAATGAGGCTATGACGACAGCACTAGCAACGCCACCGGCAAGGCGCACTTCTTCGTGCGACGTGGCGATAAACAACATAAACATGATTCTTGCCGTCTTGCATATACCCAAGAAGGAAGTAGCCGAAGCGCTCGGCAAGATGCCCCAATCGTTCTCTAGGATGCTGAAGAACGGCTATCAATGGACTTTTGACGACATGCTAGAAGTGTCGGATATTCTGCAAGTCGGGCTAGATGATCTGACTAATCCCGACTTGACACCGAACAGGGTTATTGAAGCCCGCGCGAAGAATGGGGGTTACAACGTCGCCGTTGATGGCGACGGTCGAATACGGTGGGGCATGGCCGGACTGTTGGGCGTCCTTGGGTGGTCTCATAACCCAGAGGTCACAAGTTCAAATCTTGTCCCCGCTACCAATATCAAGCCGTCACGGCGTTACACCGTGACGGCTTGATGCGTTTTGGGCATGGTGGGCGTATGTCCAAGAAGATAAATGCGCCGCCGGTGTGGCGCGAAGAAATAACCCAGTATCTCGATGTTCTGAAGGCGGGCGGTCAGTCCAAGGGCACTCTAACGACGCGGCGGTGCCAACTGTCGCAGATGGCACGCGATCTTCAAGGCGTGCCCGCTGATGTGAGCGACGACGCGCTTGTGTCGTGGTTCGCCCGGCATGAGTGGAAACCGGAAACGCGCAAGAGCTATCGCAATGCCGTTACCGGCTTCTTTTCGTGGCTGCATACCACCGGACGCGCGGCGGCTAATCCAGCCGAAGCGCTGCCAAGCGTCCGACGTCCGCACGCGCACCCGCGCCCTTGTCCGGATAGCGTGATTCTAGCGGCGCTAGGGCGTGCGAACGCGGCGGAACGCACCATGATTAGGTTGGCGGCCGAAGCGGGCCTAAGAAGGGCCGAAATAGCGGCCGTACACAGTCGTGATGTGATGCGCGATCTTGTCGGCCGGTCGCTGATAGTGCGCGGCAAAGGCGACAAGCAGCGGATAGTGCCTATTTCTGACGAACTAGCCGACACGATCACCGCCGCCGATGGCTACGTGTTTCCCGGCCGATGGTCGGGACACGCCGAAGCGTCCTATATCGGCAAGCACCTTAGCCGCCTTCTTGGCGACGGTTGGACGCCTCATAGTCTGCGCCACCGGTACGCGACGGCTACGTACCGGGCCACCAACGATCTGTTCCTAGTGTCCAAGCTGCTAGGCCATGACAGTGTAGAGACGACGCAACGCTATGTTGCGATGCCCGAAGACAGATTGCGGGCGGCGCTTGACGACGTGGCGCTTGTGATATGACAAGACGGCCCCCACGATCTCTTGCGGGGGCCGTCCGGCTCGCTAGTTGGCGTGCTTCGCGCGCGATTTCGGGGTAATGGGGTTGTCCTTCCACCACGCCCACATGGCCGCGCCGACGTTCCACAACAGGGCGACTAGCTGATTGATTGTGTCGTCCGCGACGGGGATTGTGTCAACGCCGAACATGACAAGTGCGGCGTTGGTCAGGCCGAGCAAGAGCACGACGAAACGCGCGATGGTCGCGGCGCTGATACCGGGCGTGCGCGGGTCGCCGCCTTCCACCTGTTCCTCGTTATCCATGTTTAGCCTTCCTTCTCGGTCTTGCTGGTCGCGGTCACGTTGATTTCGAGCGCGTCCAGTTTTGCTTTCACGGCGGTTTCAACGGTTTTGGCGACATCGGCGGGGTTGCTGCCGAGCGCCTTGGAGAGCGCTTCAATCGCCGCCGCCTGAGCGGTGATTGTCGCGGTCATCTCGCGCACGCGCTTGTCGATGTAGCATACGCGCGTGTAGATGTCGCCTTTGCTGCCGTCCTTGGTGCCGCCGTCGTCGGTGCGGCTCAGCAGCGCGTACAGTCGCGCGGTGTCCTTGTGCATCCAGCTCAGGCGCACCCAAGCGGGTTGATTGTCCTTGCCGGGGGTGCCCTCGGCACCGATTCCGTAGTTCCAAACGTCGCCGGCACTTGTCATGTTGTTACCTCCCAATATCTCGTTGGCTTTGTTGATTACATAGTTCACGTCAAGGCCGTTCACGGCCTTGTCTGGGCACCCGTAGTGGTCTGTGCCGGGTATCTCCCGGTGCAGCCACACGTTGCCATTGCGCCCGTCGTGCCACAAGCGGCCCCAACCTTGACGGCGCGCGATCTCGGCGCACAGGCGGGCCGAAGCGTCCATGCACGCGCGCGTGCAAGGCACGCCGGCCATGCCGCCTTCGTGCTCGATGCTCACGGTGCTGTTGTTGCTCTCGAAGTTCGCGTCGCTCCAACTGCCGTCGCTCTCGCTCACGTACTGGTGTATCTCGCCGTTGCCGCCGATGCCGTAGTGGGCCGAAGCGCCTCCGGCGCGTTGGAAAACGCTGTCGGTGCCGGTCAGATAGCCGACCATGATGTGCAAGGTGATATGGCTTATGGCGTAGCCGTTGCGCCCGTCGTAGTGGTTCGGGCTGCCCACCCATTTGATGTCGCTCACACTATTGTCTCCTTTCATTTTGTTGATCAGTCGTGGTCGAACAGGTCGGCCGGAGGTTCTGGCGGCGGCGGGCCTAGGCCCTTGTAGATGTGGTCAACCAGCGCGCGGTTCCATTGCCACAGACGTTGGTTGTCGGCTTGCATCTCTTGCGCTATCCTGTACGCCTCCAACCGGTTCTTGGCCGCGTTGAACAACTGGGACACGACGGCACCGCCGATGGTGCCGCCCATGCCAACCAGCGCGATAATCACGCCCTCGCTCATATGATCGAGTTCTTTCTTGTGCCGATTACCTGAGTGATTACCAAGACGTCTGTTCTGGTTCCCTGATTGCTGCTGCACACGTTCGCTTCGCCGGTAATCCATTTGTCGGTGGAAAGTGAATATGTGTTGATGGTTTTTCCGGTGATCTTGTAGCACCGGTTCTTCAAAAAGAAGTGAGAAGTTTCGGTGAAGAACGATGTGGTCAGGCTGATTGCCTTTCCGTCCGGGTTCACGACGTCCATGCTGCTGAAGACGTTGTCATTGCTTCGGAAACAAATCGTCAATCGCTCGAAGTTCGCCGCGCTTTCAGAGAGCGTGATGGCACCTGCGAAGGGTGTGTTGTCGTTGTCGTACAACACCACGGTGTTGCCCCTGATGGCGTCCAACTGTTTTTCGACGGCGGCCATGCGGGCGGTGAGCTTGTTTGGGTCGGCGCCGTCGTAGTCGAAGCCGGCCAATGCTTCGTCGATGCCTTCGGCCTGTTGCCTGATGATGTCGGGCAGCTCGCGCACTTGGTCGCCGTCACTGGGATAGGGAAGACGGTAACGCTTCGTCGTCTCCATCGTTCGTCCTTTCTTTGCTCATTGCCATTGCCTTGCTTGCGGCCGACGGTGGTGCCCCGGTCTTGGTGACGTGCCGAAGCGCGCCCAGAATCCAGTCGGCCTCTTTGAACGTGGCCGTCGATGTGAGTTTCTTCATGTCGGCGCACGTCGGTTTGCCGGTTTTCAGGTTGTGTGCGGGCCAGACGCGCACGCGGTGCGTCCAGCGTGAGTGCGGGGCGGTCACGTCGTAGGTGAGAGTGCCGCCGATCACGCACCACGCGCCGGTGGTGGCCGGCGCGCTGGCGTCGAACCGGCTGCCGGGGAACAAATACACGTCGGGCCGGCAGTATAGGTGGCGTTGCTCCATCTTGTCGCCTCTGAACGTGAGTTCCGGCAAGCGAACACGGTTGTTGCTTTCAGCCAGAGCTGCCACTGCTCTTGACATGTCGATGCTTGCGGCGCTGCTGGCCGAATTGGTGGGGTATTCCGTCCAATCGGCCTCGATGCTCAGACAGGTTTCGCCGTTGCGGGTCTGCGTGGCGATCTGGGCCACTCGGCTGCCGTCCACGTTGAACTCATACATGGTGGCGGCCTGTTCCTGTTCGGCAGCGGTCGCGCCGGGATTCGTCAATCCTCGGTGCGCGTATTTCATTTCGACTTGTGTGTAATAGTCTGAGGCGCTATCCAACGTGGGGTCGGCGTCGATGATGATACGTGACGCTGCCGGGGTGCGGTAGTCGTCGTTTATGGTGGTTGACCCGTCGCCCAGCACGATGGTGGGGCCGGTAAGTATCACGTCGGTATTCCAGAAGGCACGTATATCGCGGAACTGTGGCACTTTTGCGGCGCTGGCGTCTTGATAGGACATGTAAAACATGCGGTCTACCTCGAAGCTGTATTTGCCGTCGATCTGTCTCGTTACCTTGCGTTCGCAGAAGTCCATGAAACTGTGCCGGTCGCTGGCCTTCGGCGGCGTCGAAAACGTGTTGTAGGTGATGTCGTAGGCGGGGATGCCGTCGAAGTTAAGCCATCGTTTCAGCGTGGCGTCCGCGGTGCCCTGTAACCACCATTGGAAGCCGCGCGCGGCCTGCGCGTCGGTGCCGTCGTTAGGCCCCTTGCGGCAGTCGGTGCGAAGGATGTAGATACGGTCTGATGCTGTGAGCTTGATACGGTTTCGCCCGCCGTCGTGGTCGAGCATCTGCACGTCTGTCACGTATCCGTCGAACAGGGCGTAGCACAAGGGACTTTCGTTGTAGGTGCCCTGTAGCTCCCACGCCGGCCGGACGGTGAGCCGGTGGCCCATAAGCCCGTTCGCGCTCTTGGAATAACGGCCGCCCTGATCTATCAAGGTGATGTTCAGGACGGCCGGGTTGGTTTCATCCCACGGCTTCTCCACACCCCACTCAATCGTGAACGGAGACAAGGGCACCAGATCGTCGCTGCCGTCCTGTGCCTCGGGCAGTTGGCGGAGGTCAAGGAAGATGTGGCAGCCCTCCGGCAGCGGGTTGCTCCATTTGCTCACGGCACTCATAACGTTAGCTCCCTTCCGCGCACCTTGGCCCAACGGTCAAGGCTTGCCACGATCTCGCCGGCCACCTTGTCGTTGTCAAGGTTTCCGTGCGCGTCCACGCTTATGTTCACGGTCACGTTGGCCGGTCGTGCCGCTCCGGCCACGCCGGCCGGTGCCGTGGTGGCGAACAGGCTGGGTGCCGAAGCGCGGGCGCGCAACGGCGTTGCCGTGGCTGTGGCTGTGGGGTCGATGGTGCGCGAAGCCGAGTAGACGCGCATGGGCTGGGCCATATAGGACGCCGAAGCCGAAGCAACGGACTTCTTCGCGCCGAAGATGCCGGACACCCACCCGCTTACCTTGTTCCATGCGCCGCCAATCCAGTCGAACACGCCGCGCACCTTGTCGGCCAGCCACTCGAACTTGCTTGCTATCCAATTGATAGGGCCGGCGAAGGCGTTCTTGATGCCCTCGCCTATTCCACTGAAAAACGAACCGATTGAAGACCATGCGTTTTTGAGCCAAGAACACAGCGCGTCCCATTTCTCGCGTATCCAGTCGGCGGCAATGCCGGCGACTTTCTTCACGTTGTCCCAGTTCGTCACCAGCACGGCGATAACGGCCACAATGGCCAGAATCACGGCCACCACCGGCAGAAACGCCAAGTTAACGGCACCTTGTGCTGCGGCAACGATGGCGGCCACGACGCTGTACGCGGTCATGGCGGCGTTAAGCGTGACTATGACGGCGGCCACGGCCGCGATCACGGCCACCAGCGGGCCAAGCCACGACGTGTTCGCCTGTATCCATGTGGCGACACTGGCGAGTTTCTCGGCCATCTGGGTGAGGAACGGCAACAGGGCTTCGCCCAACGTGGCCTTGGCGTTCTCGAAGGCGGCGTTCATGCGCTGTTGCTGGCCTTGCGCGGTGTCGGCCTCGCGCGCGAAGTTGCCCACGGCCTTGCCGCTCTGGGCGGTGATGGCGGCAAGCGTGGCTTGCATTTTGGCGTTGCGGTCGCCCGACTTGTACAGGTCGCCCAATCCCATGGAAGCGGCCTGAGCCTGTAGCGTGGCGTCGTTCAGGCTGATGCCGTACTTCTCTATGGGGTCCATTTCGCCCTTGAGCGCCGATGACAGCGCGTCCACGGCGTCGGCCGTGGTGCCGCCGAACATGCTGGACAGATCAGCGCCCAAGCCGATAAGTTCGTTGGTCTTGCTTGCCGACTGTTCCGCGGACATGCCGAAGTTCTGTAGCTGGCTGCCCACCAGCGTGGCGAACTCGTTGTATTCGTTCTGGCTTAGGCCCACGCTCTTGGCCGCGTTCTTGCTCCATGCCAGCATCTGTTTGCTGGAATCACCGAACACGGTTTCGACGCCGCCAACCGACTGTTGCAAGTCGCCGGCGGCCTTGGCACAGGTCGCGGCACCCGCGCCGATGGCCGCCAGCGCGGCGCTTGCCGCCACGCTCGCCTTGCCCACTTTGTCCTTGAAGGACATGCTTGCGCGCTGGGCCTTGTCCATAGCGGCCACGGCGCTGGTGGCGTCACCGATAATGCGAATGGCAAGAATCGCGCTTTTCATCGTCTCGCCTCCTTTGCCTCTTGCTCGGCCTCTTCGGCGTCCTCTCGTTCCTTTTCCAACAGTTCCAAACAGGTGCCCCAGTCCTCCGGGCTAGGCCCGCTCTCGCGACGCCACTCCCACGGGGTGCCGCCGAAGCGGGCGGCAAGCACGCACGAATAGGCGTTCAGGCCGTCGGCGTCCCAGCGGGGAAAGGGCCGAAAGTCTCTTCCTCGCCGTCGCTCACGTTGGCGGCCACCGGGGTGTCGAACATGTCCACAGCGTCGTCGGTGTCGTTGGCCATGTCCTCGATGCTCACGACGGTTGCCAGCCACCGGTCGAACGGCAGATCAGTAAGTGAGGTCTGGCGGCAGCGCATATAGGCGCTATAGGCGTTGAACTTGACGGCGGCCTCCATGAGGCTGCCCCAGCCGTGGGCCTTGCCGTAGGTCTCTGCGGCGGTGCGTTGGAACATGGTCACCATGATTTCGTCGGTGTGACCGTCGGTGTAGCGAACGCGGGTGTTCGCCGGTATGGTGGTGTCGCTCATTTGCTTAAATCTCCTGTGGTTATGCGGTTTATGATCTTTTCGACGGCCTGAGAGTAAAGGGCCGTCCATTCCGGTTCGGTGTCCTTCGCGGCCTTGTTGGCGAAATAGGTCGCCTTGATGTTGTGGCCGGGCCAGCCGTAGTTAATGACGCCGGCATATGGCACCTTGCCTTTGTTGCCGGCGCGCACCACGCCGGCTTTCTGGGTGGCTCCGGCGCGCACGGTGCGCGACAGTCTGCCGGATACGTGCGGGGCCGTTTTCTTGGCCTCGCCGGCGACTATTGAAGCGGCCTCGCGGTTCACGGCCTTGAGGTCTTTCAGATCGTCGCCGGCTTTCTTCAGGCTTCGCGCCAGCTGGCCCGCGCCCTTCAGTTGCAAGGAGCCGTTGCCGCCGGCCGCAATCGTCCCGGCCAAACGTCACATCCCGGACTGCGTGTAGGCGCTGGGCGTCACGTCCGTTGCGGCAAAGCTGAAGTCGTTGGCGTTCTTGCTCTTCACGTCGCCGCCGATCTGGATGCTGGCAATCGTCACCTTGCCCTTCCATTGGACGGTGCCCGACTTGTTCGGAATGAACGTGAACGGCAGTTCCTCGCCGCTGTGCTGGTTGCACCAGACCTGAATGCCTTCCATGCTGAAGTCTTCCTTGACGCTGCCGGTCAGCGTCCAAGACTCGGTCTGGCTGCCGCCCTCGCTGTGCCCGTCAAGGAAGTTGTCAGGGTCTTCGGTGTCGGTGCTCGGCTCCAACGCTGTGTTGGTGACGTCCGCGCTAAAGTCATGTTCGCTGCCGGTGCCTCCGATCTTGAGCGAGCCGGGGCCAAGTGTGCGTACCTTCGCCATGATTGTTTCCTTTCGGTTAGTCTTCGGTTAGTTCCAAGGGGTTAAGGGTCAGTTCGTAGGCCGCGAGGTTGCCCACGCCGGCCAGCGAATAGGTGACAGGCTTCGCGCTTCGCATGTTCACCTTGCGCGCCCAGAGTCTTTCGACAACGGGTGTGATGATGTCCAACGCTTGCACCTGTGTGGCGGTGGTGCCGGCGATCACGTTCACAGTCCAGATGCGCTCTTGGAACTGGTAGCCCTCGAACGTGATCGTCGGCGGGTCGATCAGCATAACGGCCTTGCCGGGCAATGGCCGGGCCTCTTGGGCGTCGATGGTCACGGCGGCCACGAGGTCTCCGGCGGCGTCGGTGAGCAAGTCCATAAGGGCTTCGCGCTCCTCGCGCACGCTCACGGTCATGCGATCACCAGCCCGCCCGTGGGCACGCCGACCGCGTTCAGTTTCGGCCAGACCGATCTGAGAGGGTCGGTGCTGATGCGGTATGGTTCCACCGTGCCGTCGCCCACGTCCATCACGCCCAATCGGGCGTCGCGGGCGTTGTACAGGTCGGCGGCGCATGACGTGATGCAGTCGGCGCGCACGGTGTCATCCACCGTGTGCCCGTCTATCGCGCTGTCCACGTAGCTGATGGCGCTGGTGATGGCGCGTTGCACTCGGTCGGCGTCGCCGGCCGGGACTCCGATTTCGTCACGCACCGACGCTTCGTATTTTTTCCAGTCCATCAAGGCTGTGACTCCTTTCATGATGGTTGCTATGGATGGTGCAGAGTGCGAGGGAGGTTAGTCGATTTTGTACAGGCGGGGCGTGATCAGCGCGTCAATGTCGCCTATGGTGTCGACGAAGATGTTCGTGTCGAACGTGCCGGCCGGCAGGGTTTTAGGCCCGTACTTTCTGGGGCTGAACGTGATGGATTCGCCCCCGTCGTCCGGTCTGAGCGTGGCTTGGATGCCGAAGTTCCAACTGTTAGGGCCATAGGGGAAGTCCGAAGCCTCTATCGTGTACGTTCCCGCGTCCAGATGCACCGAACTCTGCAAGTTCGCCCATGAGTTAGCTGCTGTCTTGGTGGAGCCTTTGAAACGGTACGCGCCCGGTGTCGTTTCCGTGACCGTAATCCCCGGGTTGGCACCCAACGTTTTAGGCAGGCCTGTGACACGCGGATACAGGTTCGCTAGTTCATAGCCCCCCCCCTAAGGCTCGTGTTGTCGGGTCGCATCCAATCGTGCGCGGTAGTGCCGGATTCCAACTGGATTCGGAGGTCGCCGTCCTTCGCGGTGGGCGTGGCCTCGGTGGAGATGACGTTGAGGAACAGGCTGACGGTGCCGGCAGGGATTGCCATGACACTGTTACCCAAGTTCATTTGGTCTCCCAGTTGCTGCCCCTTGGCGTCGAGGCACTTGATGTTGAAGCTCAAACCGGCGATACTAGTGCCGCTGAGTTTCACGGTGCCCTGTACCGGGCATGGGAACGTCCACGACAGGCCATGCCATTGACCGGTGGCGGTGCCGGTGACATGCAATGACCCGTCACTGTTAACGGTGGCGGTCAAACCGTTGCCCGACGCGGGGCCATAAGACAACAGGTTACGGGAGAGCACTGTGACGGGCACGACGGTTTTTACCGCTGGATTGACGGTGCTGGATATCGTCACGTCGGTTTTTCCCGGTTGTTTCCCGGTGATGGTGATGGTGGTCATTGGATCACCTCGATGTCGATAAGGTCGGTGCCGGCAGTGGTGGCGGTCACGGTCTGTGGCGCTGTGTCTGGTGTGATTGTGGCTTTGATCTCGGCATTATGGCCCGCGGTGAGGGTTACACTGGTCGGCGTAGTGCTGAGTCCCGTGGGCGTCACCCTTTTGGGAACTTCACCGGAATGAGGCCGTCAACGTTGGTGGCCGCAACCGCCATGTAGCCGTAGACGCTGTAGTTCTCGGTGAGCTTGGTGGGGTCTCCGTCGCTGAGCTGGGTCGGGCCGCCGCTTTCCCATACCGTCACCGATTCGGGGTCGATGAAGCACGCCGTGCCGTTCGGGGCCTTCGGCAGCATTTGCACCGGCAGCCGAAGGAACTTGCCGGCGATGCCGGTCAGGTCGAAGTTGCCGATGGTGTCCGAGCCGTCGCCGGACAGGTCGAAGAATCGGGAACCGCTGTCTTTCAAGGCGATAAGCGAGGCCATAACGTCTTTGCTGACGCCAAGACGGGTGAGGTTCACGTTACGGTCGTCGGCCAGTTCGGCGGCGTTCATAATCAGCGTGGCCCACTGGTCGATGGTCATGGCCGCAAGCGTGGCGGGCGCGTCAATCTTGTTGGCGTTCTGTGTCGCGTCGCGCTGAGAGGCGATGGTTTCGTACAGGTAGTTGCGGACGGCGGTTTCGGTCGCCTTCGCGTAGGCGTTGCGCAATGCGGCCAGTGCCGTGTTGAGCATAGGCGTGGTGGAACGCTCGATTACCTGACGGCTCATGGTGGTGTAGCCGCCGTAGGTGTCGATTGACACGCTCTTGGTGCCGAACGTGACCTTGCCGAACTGCAAGGCGTTGCCCTCTGTGGCCTGTTTCGCAACGTCCGTGGTGTCGGTGCTGACCACGTTGTATTCCATGGTCATACCCTTGGCGGGCAACGTGTCGTGAGTGAGGATGTTGATGACTTTGCGGCGCATTTCGATAAGGCGCAAGTCGTCGGCAATCCAAGTGCTGGTGTTGCCGGTGTTGCCGGTGGCGATAAGGTCGCGGCATTCGTGCATGAGCTGCACGGCGGCTTCGTCGCCGCGATAGAGCGCCTGAAGGTAATCGCCAGCGGTGCGGTACTCGCCGCCCACTGTCTTGTGTTCCGGCGCGCTGCCCTTGGCGATAGCCGCCTTCATGCTGCGCTGCTCGTCCCTGATGCCGTTAAGCATTTCCTCAAGTTCCTTGTCCACCTTGGGGTCCTCACTTTCATTTCGGTTGTTGGTGGTCTTTTCCATGTCTCGTTGCCCGGTGATCTTTGCGGATTCGTAGGCCGGCCACGACACCACCGACGTTTCCAGCAGGCGCACGCGCTTGCGATGGGTAATACCGGCCTTGTCCATCTCGTTTTCGAGCGGGATGAAGCCCACCGACAGCGAGTCCAATGCGCCGTCTCGCAAGAGCTCAACGACGTCGCGGCCGCGCTGCGTATCCGAGATGCGGGCGGTGATGTGCAACCCGTCGTCGCGGCTTTCCGCGCCGGTGATGCGGCCGATCAGTTCGCCGTGCTGGTAGCACAGCTTCGCGGATTCGATGTCGTCGAACCGGCAGTCATGGTCGAAGGTCTCGGCACCGTCCCATGTGTCGATGATCTGCCCATAGGGCACGGCCACGCCTTCCAGCGTGCGCCCGTCGCCATCTTCGGCGGCGCGTAGGCACATGCCCTTCAATCCGATTTCATGCTTCATTGTTCACCTCTTGCGTTTGCGGTGCCGCGATCAGCGGTGGCAGGGCCTCACGCGCGCGCACCTCGTTAACGTCCATCCATCCCGCGTCTATCGCCGTCTTGTATGCGTTGAACCGGTCCGCCATGTCGGCTCGACGGCTGCTGTCCCAGTCGAACGCGGCGGTACGGCCGCGCGGCAACAAGCGGTTAAACAGTTCCTCGATCTCGCCCGCATAGGCCGCAAGCGTGTAGTCGGCGAACTCAATCCAGCTCTGTTCGATGTTGCTGTAGGTGAGATTCGAGCCATCGACGGCGGCGAGCATGATCGACGCGGGGATGCCCAACAGGCGGGCGATCTGCGTGGTGTCGAACTTCTGCGTCTCCAAAAACTGCAAATCGGCCGGCTTCATATCGAGCGGAACGTAGGTGAGGTTCTCGCCCAATACCTTGATGTCGGCGGCCGTGCCCGACGCCTTCCAATCGGTCTTCGCCTGCTTCGCGTACTCGGGCGTCACTTTCTTGTCGGTCTTCAAATAGCCCTTCAGATTGCTCGAATCGGTGTAGAAGCGGGCCTTGTAGTCGCGGGCCATCTTCGCGCCTTCCACCTCTTCACGCGCCGCCGATATGGGGCCGAGGCCACGCAAGCGGCCGGGGACGTTGAGAAACTTGCAATGCACGATGTCGTCGGCGGTGTAGTCCTTGCCGAGATAGCTATAACGGAGCTTCGGCGCGGCGGGGTCGCTGCCGTCGTCGGACACCACGACAAGGGCGGGCGGCAGCACCTCGCAAGACACGATGTCACCGCCGAAGCGCACCAGGCGCACGAAGGCGTTTCCGTCGATGACCATGCTTGCCACCATGTCGGCCAAGAAGTCCCGTCGTGATCTGTTCACGTCGGGCTGTTGCACGAGGGAACTCACGGTGTCCAGTTTGACGCCGCCGCGCATTTCGTGGATGGGAAGGCCGGTGATGGCGGTCTGCAATACCTGCACGCCACGGAACACCGTGGACAGCGACAACGGGTCGCAATCCGCCGCGCGCGACGGCGGGCGGATGCCCTCGGGCATGTCGTCCGCCGTGCTACGGGTCAATACCCGGCTTGCGAGCTTCACGCGCTCCCACAAACTCAGTCGGTCAGTCATGCCGCCAATCATGCGGCCAGCAAGCCGGCCCCGTCCAGCACCGTGCCGCCAAGTGCCGCCAAGTACCGCCAAGTACCGCCAAAGGGTACACATGGCGTATACCCTTTAGAAGATTTGCAACGGCCCCGACTCTTCGGGCCGGTGGGCCGCGCCCCATGCGGCCAACATGCACGATTCCAACGGCGATGTGAGGCCGGTCGAGCCGCGTCGGCTCACGCGCCATGCGTCGCCGGCCCATTTGCGTGCGCTGTTCGCGGCGCTTGCGTCCAAGTCGGGGTCGGTGGCGTGCCATATCGCCTTGTTGGTCAGGCCGCTTACGTAGCTTTGGCCGACTGTCAGGTAGTCGCCGGCGTCCATGTCCACGAACGACAGCGAGGGGTCGCCGTTGTGGTCGGTCATGTGGTGCAGCCGGTCGGCGAGGTCGGCGGCGGTGCCGCGCGTGTCGATGACCACAGGCGCGTCATACGCCGTGCATAATCTGGCGAGTTCGGTGGGCGCGTAGCCGGTGCCGTCCATGGTCTCGATCAGTTGCGTGGTCACGGTGCCGTCCGGGTTCAGGATGCCGGCCGATATGCTGGTGTGCGTCGCGTCCACGTCAACGGCCACGCCGAACACCACCGGCCTGTCGCCCAGCGCCGAAGGTTCCACGGGTGCAACGGCGGTGGCCGTCCATGTCGCTTCGTCTATCACGCGGTCGGTTATGCCTTCGTCGCGCCGGTTGCCGAAGGCGCGCGCCCAACCGGCCACGTTGTCGCCGAAGCCCTCGCGGAAGTCGCGCAATTGGGGCTTGTACCACAGGTAGCCGGCGGCTGGATGGTACAACATGATGGTTTCGAGGTCTTCGGGGTCGGCGTCCACGGGTATGCCGAAGTCGAACCAGCAGGTGCGTTCGGGCACGTCGCCGGCGCGCAACCCGTCCAACAGCGCATTGAAATACGTAGATTCTGCGGTGCCCTCGGTCGAGGTAATCCACCGTTGCGCGGTGATGCCGGTACGCTTCAGTCGCGTGTTCATGGTCGGCACGATGGCGTCCATGATGGTGTCGCCCGCGTCCTTGGTCAGGCTGAATGCCTCGTCTATGGTCACCTTGTCGAACTGTTTTCCGTGGCCGGCGATCTTGGTCATGGCCATGGGGCTGATGGTGCTGCCGTTGCCGAACGTCACGGACATGTTGCCGTTGCTGAAGCGGAACTTGTCCACTTTCTGCACCAGCCGACTCGCCTTCATGGCCTCGGCGTATTCCTTGAAGTGGTCTTCGGCGTCCTTGCCGGTCTGCGCGGCGTAGGCGATGCGCCGGCGACGGCCAAGACTCGCGTTGTACGTGTCGGAACCGTCCACAAGCGCGGACTTGCCGCACTGGCGCGGCGTGCTGACCACCACCGTGTCATAGTAGAAGCTGCCGGTGTCCGGGTCGATCTCGCACGCCACGTCGGCCACGTAACGTTGCCACGGGATAAGCGGCGTGCCCATCATCCGCGCTATGGCGGCCAACCGTCCGCCGTCCGTGCGCCGGCCGGGATTGCGTTTGGTGCCGCCTCTAATCCTCATAAGTCGCGCCGCTCCATACGGCTTCCACGTCGTCGTCGGCGACGGTCTCGGTCGGGTACATGTCGCGTATCTTCCACAATGCGTCGATGTACTGTCCCATGTTCCGGCTGATCTCTTTGCCGGTGCGGTTCTGCGCGTCGATGTTCGCGGCCAACGACAACATGGACTGGCATAACCCGTCGCGTATCGGGTCAGGCTCGGGGTGCTTGGCCTTAAGGTCGTCCACGATCTGCCTTGTGGTCTGTTCCTGCGGGCCGATGATACGGCCGGTGTCGTCATCCATTCCATCTAAAAACGCCATAACGGTTGCTCCAATCACAAACATGGTGTATCTTCATGTTTTGAAAGCGATATGCCGCATTTCGTTGGTATTCCAACGTTTTGCGGCTTTTTTATTTGTGTTCGGGGGGAGAAAAAACTGGGCGCGGGGTCTTTTGGCCGGCCGCGTGTTTAAAAAACAGGCTCACCACTTCGGGCGCGAAGCG